GTTACGAGATATCCCTGCTCAGTCTGGTTTCCCGCACACTGTTACTTGGCCTACTGAACCTGAGTAAGAAGTATGAGCTGTGATTCACGTATTTGTTTTGATAATGACGATAGGTGGTGCTGAAGTAGCCAACGATGATTGTCGTGAGGCTATGTGCTTCCGTAGTATCGACACCTGTAATAGCTTTGCCGCAAAACTAAGACAGCGAGGTTCACCCAGTACCTCCGCAGCGATCACAGCATACTGCAAGCCAATACTGGTAGACCCGACTCAAGACGGGGTGAAAATCTACTAATGGCAGCGGAGATCGTAGCAGCAGTACAAATATGCGCCTCTGCATACCGCTTTATGAAAACGGCGGTAAATGAAGGTAGAGAACTTGGTGATATGACCAGAGCTATGAGTAAGTTCTGGGACGCTAGAGAAGAGGTCAGTGTACTTGAGCAGAAGGCCACTAACCCCAGCAAAATAGAAAAGCTGTTTGGTGGTAAGTCTGTTGAAAGCCAAGCATTAGAGATAACGCTACAAAAAAAGAAAGCAGAACAGTTAGAGAAAGAATTAAAAGACCTGTTCTACTGGACGGGCAACGCAAATCTCTGGCACGACATGATTCGTGAAAGAGCAAAGATACGGAACTTACGGATTGCAGCGGCTAGACAAAAAGCTCAGAACAGGGCGGCGATGATCGACATAGCGGTTATTGGCGGCGTACTGGGCCTTTTAATGGTTACTGTACTAGCGATTACTAGCGTAGCGGTAGAGTAATGGAATTTCAGACAGGGTTTAACATATTTCTTGGTCTAATAAGTTTTGGCGGTGGCTGGTTAGTTAACCGCGTTTTTGTATTGTTAGATCGCATAGACGCAGACCTTAAACAGATACCTGAGAAATATGTTGCCAAGGATGATTACCGCGAGGACATCCGCGAAATCAAAGAAATGCTTGGTGCTATTTTCAAAAGACTAGAGAACAAGGCTGACAAATGAAACTCGATCCCGTACTGCTGAATATGGCCTGTAGCTGGGCTATGAAGGCTTATAACGATAGCAACAAAGACGCTATCAAAATCGAAAGCAAGTGGACATCTACTACAGTATATATAGCAAAACGTAAATCCATAGATGTCATTGCCTTCAGGGGTACACAGCAGGGCAGGGATTGGTTGACAGATGCTTTTGTAGTACCCGTGCCATACGCGGGTAGACTGTGCCACGGCGGATTTACTCTGGCCCACAGGTCAGTCTGGAAAGAAGTTAAGAAACACATTGACCCCAAGAAACGCACCCTGATATGCGGCCATAGCCTCGGCGGTGCGCTGGCAGAACTGTCTGCCTCTATGTTGAACGGCAAACACGACAATATAAACTTGGTTACCTTCGGTAAGCCAAACGTGTTCTTCAAGGGCTTTAAGAAGCCAATGACTCTTGATAATCAAATCTCTTGTGTACAGGGCAGCGATATGGTGGCTAGAATCCCACGCCTTTGCTACGGCCCATCAAGCTCACAGACTATGCTGTACTTCAGCAATACCGGCCCGGATTACATAAACCCCAGCAAAGACACCAGAGTTGCTGACAGGGGTGACCTGAGAGACCGGATAGCTGACCATATGATGGACGGCTACAAAGATAGGCTGAAACAGTTCCTAGAGAATCAAGACAAGCAAGACAATGTGAAACCGATCAACAAAGAAGCCAAAAAACTTTTGGAGGCAAGTTAATGAGAATATTAGCTATCGCAATGCTGTTAACACTTTCTAGCTGTACATCAGTGCAGGGTGTCATCGATAACAAAGAAATCTACTGCTCGCAGTTTTACAAAGGTATTAGAGCGGTAGGTAGGTCTGCTTTGTCTGCTACGGCTGGCGTGGTAGTGCCTGATGTCTGCGACACAATAGACGAGATTGTTGCGGAGGAAAACGCCGAAGGCGTGGACAAAAGCGATAGCTGATTTAAGACTCATTATTCAACTAGTGTTGTTATTTAAATGAAACTAGGCGGACTACTTAAATCTCTTGCTCCTACTATAGCTAGTGCAGCAGGAGGCCCGATGGCTGGTATGGCAGTTAAAATGGCTGCTTCCAAGCTGGGTATACCAGACGCTACAGCAAACGAAATTGAAGACCTTATTGAACGGGAGCCTGAAAAGGCTGTAATACTCAAACAAGCTGATAAGGAGTTCAAAGACCGCATTAAAGAGATGGAGATTGATCTCGAAGCGTTCAAGACTGAGGTTGAAGACCGCAAGGACGCTAGGGCTAAGTTTGCTGAAGACATGACTCCAAAAGTGTTCTGCATACTAGCGTTGCTGTTATACGGCGCTTACGTTATGGCAGTAACCATAATGCCCCACGATCAGAACGACGAGACTATTATCTCACTCGTGCTAGGCCAGCTATCCGGTATTCTGGGTACTTGTGCAGCCTTTTTCTACGGCGGTTCTAAGAAATGAAAGATATGGAAAAACTGCTAGAAATGCTAAGGCGTCACGAGGGTGAGGTCAAAACTAATAGTCGTCATGTGGCCTACAAATGCCCCGAAGGATACTGGACGGTAGGTATTGGGCGTAATATCGACCCAGAGAATGGCATCGGACTGTCTGACGAAGAGGTAAATTTCCTCTTAGAAAATGACATTCTTAGGGTGATGCAGGAGTTAGCCTCGGAATACCCTTGGTTTAGCGATCTTGATGATGTCCGAAAAGATGCTATGATTGACATTGCATTTAACCTCGGAGCCACGCGTTTACGTGGCTTTCGACGCGCATTAGCTGCTATGGAAGCAGGTAATTATAGTAATGCTGCTACAGAGTTCTTGGACTCTAGGTGGGCAAAACAAGTTGGTGGCCGTGCTATAGAGCTAACCGACATGATTGCCAGTGGCGAATATGTGCTATGAGGTTTAAATGGCTGTCAGAAAACTACAATTCAAACCGGGTGTAAACAGAGAAACCACCCGATATGCCGCCGAAGGTCAATGGTACGAGACCGACAAGGTGCGTTTCAGACGTGGCCTACCTCAGAAAATAGGTGGATGGGAGCAGCTTTCTTCTGATACTTATCTGGGTGTTGCACGCTCACTGTTTAACTGGGCTACCCTCAGTCTTCAGAATCTTGTTTCTGTAGGCACTCACCTCAAGTATTACATTGAGAAAGGTGGGGCTTACAATGATATTACCCCTATTAGAGCAACCACAGCGGCAGGCGATGTTACGTTTTCTGCTACCAACGGCGATGCCACTATTACTGTATCTGACACAAATCATGGTGCAGTGCAAAACGATTTTGTGACCTTTTCTGGTGCAGCGTCACTAGGCGGCAATATTACCGCAGCGGTATTAAATCAAGAATATCAAGTAGCTACACGCATAAACGACAACTCCTATACCATAGAAGCCAAAGACACTAGTGGTAGCACTGTATTGGCTAACTCCTCTGATTCAGGCAACGGGGGGTCTAGCACGGTAGGCACATACCAGATAAACACAGGTAATGAGATAGAGGTGCCTTTTACTGGGTGGGGTGCAGGTACTTGGAGTAGCGGCACGTGGGGCACAAGCGGCAGCACTCTGGCCCCCATGAGGCTCTGGAGTCAGGCTAACTTTGGTGAGGATTTGTTTTTTGTTGCCAGAGGCGGTGCTCTGTATTACTGGGACGCCAGCAGTGGAGTAACTAGTAGAGGTGTTTTGGTAAGTTCTTTAGGAGGAGCTAGTCAGGTACCTACCGTCGCTAATATAGCCTTTGTATCTGACATCTTCCGCTTTGCATTCTGTTTTGGGGCCAATCCCATAGGTAGTTCTACCTTAGACCCAATGCTTATACGTTGGTCTGACCAAGAGGATATATCTGATTGGAACCCTACAGCTACTAACCAAGCAGGTAGTTTAAGTCTGTCAGAAGGCACAGAAATCATTCAGGCCATCCAAGCACGGCAAGAAGTATTGGTGTGGACGGATGCAGCACTATACGGCCTTCAGTATCTGGGTGCGCCCATAGTATGGGGTGCGACCCTCTTGGGGTCTAATCTCACCTTGATTAGCCCTAATGCAGCGGTGTACTCCAACAACATTGCCTATTGGATGGGCACAAACAAGTTTTACTACTACGACGGTACGGTCAAAACGCTACCTTGTGAAGTGCGTAGTTACGTGTTTGATGACTTTAATTCCCAACAGGCAGATCAAGTGGTAGCTGGCTCTAACGAGCAATTTGACGAGATATGGTGGTTTTACTGCTCTGAAGGTGCCACTCGCAACGACCGTTATGTGGTGTACAACTATGAACAGGGCATCTGGTACTACGGTAACCTATCCCGTTCCGCGTGGCTTGACTCTGACCTCCGCGATTTTCCTATAGCTGCTACTTTTGGTAACAAACTGGTCAATCACGAAAAGGGTGTAGACGATAACGAGTCCGGCACACCTACAGCATTTACGGCAAATATCACCTCCACACAGTTTGATCTGGATGATGGTGATCGTTTTATGTTGATTAACAAGATGCTGCCGGATATGACGTTTGAAGGTTCTACAGCAGATTCTCCTGCGGCTACTATGACTTTGAATCCCCTAGAAAACTCAGGTTCTGGGCGGTATGACCCGGCCTCTGTAGGGGGAGACAGCAGTGCTACTGTTACTAGAACAGCCACAGTACCCATAGAAGCGTTTACCGGGCAGGTATTTACACGGGTGCGGGGTCGGCAAATGTCGATCAAGATCGAATCCACAGCGGCGGGGGTAACGTGGAAGTTAGGCGCACCTAGAATGGATATGCGGCCTGACGGTAGGAGAGGCTGATGGCTGCTGGCGATCTTATAAACAAGGTCACTAATCCAGCCCTGCCCGTTACGCCCAAAGGCACTGCGATAAGTGGGTATCTGGACGACCTGAATAACATATTACGTTTGTTTTTCAATGGGTTGTCTAACAGTGTAAATTTGTTAACCGGAGAGTATGGCGGCAGGTTTTTAAGCGTACCTAATGCCAAGTTCTTTTCTACTGTAGATCAGAACCCTTCTGTAGCAAATACTGCGTATGCGTTGCAGTTCGAGAATACCTATCTAGGAGAGGCAATCAGCATAGCAGGATCACCGAAAACGCAAATAACCCCAACACATTCAGGGGTTTACAATTTTGCTCTTTCGGTAGAGCTAAACAGCACGAGTGCCAGCACCAAAACAGTAAACTTCTGGGTGCGTAGAAGTGGCGTAGATATAGCCAATACAGCTAGAGAGCATGTAATTGCTGGTTCTGGTAGTATAAACGTGTTTAGTTATACCTTTTCGATAGACGTACAGGCAGGGCAGTACATAGAGCTTATGTGGGCTTCAGACGATACAAATATAACGCTAGATCATCAGGCAGCAGCCAGCCCTGCTCCTGTCGTACCGTCTACGCTAGTAACCGTAAACCTTATTTCTGCGTTACCTGAAACGCTGCCGACACCGTAGGTGGGACATGTCTGCTGATTTTTTTGACACAAATAAAACATATGGACGCACTGGTGTAGGGTATCAGAATACAGTGGTCGGTGACCCTGCCGAAATGATGTTGTTAGACGACATTCTGTACCAGCTTCAACAACCTACTGACACAGAGGGACAATTTGCCAGAGAAGAAGCACTGGCAGATAACGCTTATACGGTTCTGTCCTACATACAAGATAATGTCCCTGCCGAACAACAAGCCGACGTTGTTGCTGAATATCTAAGAGAGGCTAAGTTTAGCTCTGATGTAGTCAGTCAGATGTTAAACATACCTAAAAGCGATGTTAACGCTGCGTTAGCAGGTGCTGGATACGACGAAACTGGACA